AAGCATGTCGCGTTATTCGCGCGGTTCACGCGGTGGTGGTGTTATTCCTTCTGATGGTGGATCGTCTGCATCAGGTGATGGTGGCGTTGCAGTTGCCGCACCAATCGATGTTCGCTACACCGTGGAGCGTATCAACAGCGTTGATTATGTAACCGCTGATCAGTTCCAATCTGGCATGAGGCAAGCTGCTGATCAAGGTGCTAAACAGGGTGAACAACAGACATTAAAACGATTGCAAATGAGTAGTGGTACGCGTAAGAGGTTAGGAATGTGACGCAGTTTGCTTTTGGTCACGCATTGCAAATTAGGAAGCCAGGCGGCCCTGATTTCTTCTTTCAAAATTTTTTTATTGGGAAACAAATGACCCACACTGGCACTAATGGTATAACCAAGAATTTTCAGTTTGCGCCGTTTGGTTTTTCTGGCGTTACCGTCAACCGTACAGGTGATGGGCTTGAAGCATCGCTTGTTTTCCCCAACAATGATTTGACCAGGAGCTGGGGCATAGCGGCAATCGAAAACAGTTACTTGATGGTGGTTGAAGTGTTAATTATTGAAAACTCCGACGACAATGAAGGACAAGTGATAGCAAGCCCAGGGACTACTGTCGTTCACACCTATACCGGCCTAGTCACTGGCGGGCAATGGGATAACACTTCCCTCAACTTAGAGTTGAGTTCTGTCTTGGATGCTGTTGGAACGGATGTACCAAGGCGCACTTTGACACAGCGCATGGTTGGCAACTTGCCAATTAGTAACAGTGTCCGATTGCGCTGATCTAATTGGGATGCCGTATCGACTAGGCGCTGACGGCAGCGATGGTCATATTGATTGCATCCACCTTTGCTACAAGGCTTTGGGTTGTATGGGGATTGACCCACCACCGTTTAAGCAGTCTTGGTACGAAGCGAGCAAGTGGGAAGTATCGCGTGATTTGTTGAAATGGGGTTTTCGGATTGAGAAGCCTGAGTATGATGGCGATATTCTGCTGTTACCACAGCAATCCTGGGCATTTGCAGTCACATGGCAGACGGGAATCTTGTACGTCAATCGAATGTCAGAGAAGGTGCAATGGTCTTCGGCCCGTCTGTTTACGACGTACCACTGCTTCCGTACGAAAGAGAATTAATAAAAACAATTGGAATTACAGAAGAAGAGTATCAACTTTTTGCGGCTGAAGTTAGACAGCGCGGTCGATTAAGACCTGCAGAATATGAGCACATTCCAGATATTGGTTGTGAGGCAACCACCATCATTCTTGTCAACCTTGCAATCAGCTTGGTTCTGACCGGCGTTGCATACCTGCTCACACCAAAACCCAAGATGCCTGAGGCATCAAAGCGGTCGCAGCTTGACATTGGAAGCGTCAATGCTGGCAATCGTTTTACTCAAAGCAGAGGTTTTGACAGTCTTAACGAATTAGCGGATTACGGCTCACCCGTTCCAATCATCTTTGGTCTCTACAACGAAGCTTCAAAGGTTGGTGGGATGCTCATCACACCAAGGCTTGTTTGGTCACGAATGTTTAGCCATGGCACGCAACAATCAACCAAACTAATGTTCGTAGTAGGCGAACAAGGTTTTGCTAACGACAAAAGCCCTGAAGGTATTGAGCCGCCAGTCCTTGAAGGAGTTTTTCTTGGTAATAATGCGTTAGACGTTATACATGAAGATTTTTTCGCTTTTTACTGGAAGAAAAATACAACCACTTCCAACACTAGCCGAATAAGAGGTGTCGATTTAGCTTTTGGAACGCAGGGTGGCACAGACACTGGGAATCCCACGCAAAGCAGCGCTGATGATGACGATATGTTTTTATGCCCTAGCAACGTTGCTGATCAAACTACAGATTTTTGCCATGCTTATTCGCCTGCAAATAATTTAAGTTTTGGGATGTATGGTGCAATTCCAAACGGCAACGGTTATCGGATAAATTATGAAACCATTAGTATTCCTGAAGAGACTAAAAGCAACCAAGCTCGCCAGTTAACATTGCGCCGAATAAAAATTGTTGGAGACAAAAATCAAAATATAGACGGTAGCGACGAGAAGCAGATAAAAAAAGCACAGAAGCTGAATCAAGAGGGAGAAGGTCGCCAGTACAGCCCGCGCATGGGTCTTGTGCGTTTAATCAAAAGAAACAATGGCGGTCAAATTACTGTTGACAGCGATTACTCTGGGCAATTAAAAGCTGTTGTTGATGTAAGAGCAAACGATGAGTTAATTTTTGATATTGACCCAAGTTCAATACCTGAAGACAAGTACCAACGCACCAAAAGCAGAGGAGGAGAAAGCGTTGATGATATTAATGCGACTGTTGTTGCAGAACAGATTGCTGCTGACAACTCAATGCAGGTTGGCGAAAGGTTTTCTATTGGCAACACGCTTTGGAAAGTGACCGACAGAAGGCTTGAGCAGTACGACCCTGAAGGTAACCGAAGCCAGATAATTACGCTTCGTTGTATTAATTCAGACGAGTCACGCCAGCAACAAGTTGGTTTAGTCAGCTTTAATCTTGTTGTCAAGCCTGAGACAGACTTTATCAATGATGAAGCTGGTGTCGGTGCTGCTTTTTTCCCTGTTACTCACGTTTCTACGGGTTTAGTAAGAAACAACAGACCTGCTGTTGTAACCGAAATTGGTCTAAAAAGCAGAGTTTTTCAACGTTTAAATGGGATGTGTTCGTTTAATGCTGTTCCTACTCCAAATGAGTTAGAGGACTTTGACAATCAAAACGTTACCGTGCGTTCTGGAACGTACACGGGAACAATTAAAAGGTCTTCTGTGTTTCAGGTGTTTGTCCGGCAAGCCGGTTTAGACGCGAATGGAGATGCGTTTAAGTTCAGTCTGATAGACATTTATTTTGCAGTTACAGGCAGTAAGCCTGTTGATCAATATAACTTTATTCGTTTTACTAACCCACAAGATTTGCCGCCAACAGAGCTTGAGTTTAAATTTATAGGCATCCCAGCGTCTGAGCTAAGAAGCCTTGGAGACGAAACACCTGTTGTCAGGCTTTCTGCTTCTGTTTCTGATGAAAGGGAAGGTTTGCTCCGTTTGCCTGCTGATGTCCCAGGGCTTGGAAGGTTTGTAGTATCTTTTTCTGGAACGAGAACGACAAAGTCGCAGATCAGGCTTAATAAAGAATTTATTCGTAGGCCAGAGACCGTAAGAGAAGTAGGCGGCAGAAGTATTCCTCAAGGAGTTGAGCGTGACATCGTGTTGCCGCAAGACCAAGACGGAAGGATTAAAGTAGCAGTTGCTATTCAAAAAGAAGCAAATATATCCAACAGTGACAATATTATTTCCGGAAAAAACGGGGCATTCTTGCACGAAATTTTTGGCAAATGCGATGATGATCCAATTAACGAAGGTGGCATAAAAACCTTGCAAACGAGGGAAAAATTAACTGCGGGCAATCGTTTATGGATGGCTGTTAAATGGACTGTACAAAAAACAAGACTCCCTGATACTCACTACGCTCACGTAAGCAACGGCATTACTTTTACTTGGGCTTTTGTTAGCTGTGAGGTTGTGGGCAGTTCAGATGGTTACAGGATTGGTAAAACTGTTGAATTTAAACGGGGCTTAGGAGCAACTAGCGGAGCTTCTGGGAATTATCCAACTAATGGTTCTAACCCGTTTGTACCTAACAACCCTGGCGGAACAATGACCTTTTCTGGTCAACGTTACAGGGTTACTGACATTGACGAACAAGAGTTTGCTGTTGGACGGCCACAAGGGTACTATTACGAACTTTTTGGTAGTGCAGCTAATTTAAATATTGGAGAATCAAAAACTATAGTTCGCAACTATCCGAACGGACCAAGGACAATCAAAGTGCGGATGACTGCAACAGTAAAAGAACAGGTCGATCACTTCAGCGGTGAAACAAAAGGCTGGAACCATCCTCAAAGTCCAATCTCTGTAGTTCAAGACTCCGACACGACAGACAACTGGAACGAAGGCGATGTCTACGACGATTTAGTAACTGTTTCAGCCGATAACCCTTATATTACTTCCTATGTGAAAGTTGGCTTTAGGTACGTTATCGGCGATATTGGCAGAACAGACGCGCAAAATATTATCACAGGAGATACATTTTTTGAAGGACAAAGCCAATACGCTGACCTTAGTCTTTACCGAGGTTCAGTACAGAAATCAAACGAATCTGAGCCTGAGCACAGTATTGTTTACGTCAATGAAGTCGTGCCAAATGAACGAGTGCCTTCGTATAACAACTTGACTATTGCTGGCTTGTCACTTAAGGCAAGTCGTAATTTTACAAGTTTAGATCAGATGCGTTGCTGGCTCGGCAGTGGGTTACACGTCAAACGATTGCACCCTGATCGTTCTGTCTACAATTTAGGAAATCTTGACGTTAACGGTAAAATTTCAGGGCCTAGTAATTTGTTTACTGACCTTGTGTTCTACTTGCTGACCAACGAAATGGGTGGTGCAGGAGGGTTGTTAAAAATGAACGAGGACAATGCGTTTCTTTTAAATGAAGATGACTTTAAAGAAACCTCACGCTTCTTACATGCACAAAAGTTGTTTTTCAATGGAGTGCTTGGGAATAAGACCAACCTTCGCCAGTACATTACAGACGTAGCGCCTTACTTCTTGTGCAACTTTGTGATCATGGACGGTAAATTTTCATTAAAGCCTGCTATTCCTTACATGGCAGACAGCGGTCAAATTAATCTTGGGCCGGTGCCAATTGAGCAGCTATTTACGAATGGCAATATTCTTGAGAACAGTTACAAGCTCGAGTATTTAAGAAGCGAAGAGCGCAGACCTTTTAAGGCAGTGGTGCGCTACAGGCAAGAAATTAAAAACAAATTACCTGAAGAAAAAATTGTTGAGGTAAAACTTCCAGGCCAACTAGAAGAGCACGGTCTGTCGTTGCTGCCACAAGAGCAATTTGACTTAACGCAGTTTTGTACTTCACAAGGCCACGCTATTCAGGCCGCAAAATATTTCCTTGGGCTTCGCCAATTAGTAACGC